ATGGATATGTTTCTAGAACTGTACCCTTTGTTCCAGTAAACGCTCCGTTCTTATCTACAACTACTACGTGAACTTCGTCGTTTGTTCCGTCGTTTTCAGCAGCAAATTCTCCAGTACCTGGAGCAGCATCGAACTGAGCTTTGTAAGTCCAACCGTCAAACGCTGAATCGCTAGCTGAAGGTGGACATATAGAAACTTGTAGTGAGTTACCGAGGGTGCCCGGAAACCTACCAATGAATGTGAAACCATCAGAATCGAGTCCAGTTTCTGAAGCATCGAATGCAGTTGGATTCTTAATTGTTGGAACTGAGTAGTTACCTACAGCGTAAGCACCTTTAGCACTTGTACGACGCCCTGTTGTAGAAACGGCGTTGAGTGCTGAGGAATCGGCTATACGTACTAACTGCAGTGCGTTTGAATAACGCAGGAAATACGCTGCGTCATGATAGTCTATTGAGTGAGAATTATCTGGTGCGCCAAAGGTTTCTGTTAGTTCTTCTTCATTCGCGACTAACGTTCTTTGATCGGCAGGTCCCCACATAAACTTACCTACATAGGCGCCAGTAGAAGTTTGAACATTAGGCACTCCGCCTGTAAGATCAACTTCTTTGACTACTACTGCAGGACTTTCTGAAGGTGTAAAAAGTGCCATTAGTTTACCTCTTGGGATCTATTTATATGGTTCATGATACGGTTATTTCAATTACCCAGTTATTTATATAAAATGAAATTTCATCAATGATCGAACTCAACGTACCAATCTGGTTTGCCGTCGTCCTCGATCTTTTTGATAAATTCTGAACCGTCATCTACGAATCCAAAAGGTACTACATCATCTTCAATTTGTTTCATTCTTTCTTGAAATAACATCTCCTTGAGGTTAATATCTGTCATATCATTAAACATTTGTGTTTGAACAAAATATCCAAACAAAACTAGATTCATAACTAAATCGTCGTGATTACCCGTTGAAGCCTCGAACGAGTTACCTCGTGCTACAAACGTTGAGATTTCTAATATCGTGTTTTCATCTACGATTGTTAACTTGTTATTTTCTAGACAATCTTTTAAACCAGAACAGCCTAATCGTTTTACTTTACGTGTCATGGTAATACCAATAGCATCAGCCTTGATAGAGTTTTCCATGTGTACGTTTTCGTATTCTAGATCGTAATATATCCCGTTACATACCACGGAACCCTGATCGTTTGATTCGATTACCACGTAAGCTTTGTTGTAGACATTTGCGTACTTATATATAATTGTAGGGAAGAGCAATGGAGAGATAGTGTTGTTCCGGTATACAGCCACTTGCTCAAAAGGCGTGACGCTAATATCGATTAAAGTAAAAGTAGAGTAATCCTGTCCTCTTCCCTTCCCAACGTCTACGGTCATAATATAATCATGACCTTTCTCGGGATGTTTATAAACAAAGCCATCACCATTCTCGATATATGATAATGGGTTAGCGGCTCTTAATTCCATTAAAGCTTCAGCACCAATTAGCGTATCACCGGTACCAAAGAACGTGTTACCGAACTCTTGGTCAAACTGCAGCTTGGATGTGTTGTTTATCGTTTCTTCTTTCCACTTCTCATCACGACCGGGAACGTCCCACCAATCAACTCGAAAAGAATGGTACTCGTTGACTCTTTGTTCAGCACCTTCCCATATCTTATAGAACATATTACCAATACCATTCGCGGTAGAAGTAACAATGACCTTGGTGTCTTTACCAGAGGATACAACGGGATAAGTGGATGTGTAGAAGTCAGTAGCTTTTTCTACAAACGCAAATTCGTCTAGATAAAGCAGATTGATACTAAGACCACGGATAGAAGAACCAGTGGTTGCAGAAGTAATAATTCTAGAATTGTTGCCAAACTCAAGGCTACCTTTGTTAACGGACTTAGCTCCGGCTTGTAGAAAGAACGGTAGGTTCTCAAGCATAAGCGTGATCCGGCCGAGCATTTCTCTGGCAGTTGCGCCTTTATTGGCAAGGATCGCAACAGTTTTTTCCGGAGAAAACAACGCATACCAGAGCAGGTAGGCACATGCGGAAACCGATTTTCCGCTTTGCCGGCAAGCCAATACAACGTTAAACCGATGCTCATTAAAATTCCTAAACATTTCTCTTTGATAAGGATAAAGATCGAACGGAACTAAACCCTTATCAAGTGATACAACTTTGATATACGTTTTAGCGAAGTATATGGGATCATCCATACACCTCTTATATTCTTGTAGTTTTTCAGGAGTCCATTCCTCTTGAGCATCAGCTCTTTTAAGGTTTATGTTCCCCAGATATGTCGGTACGCTCGGTTGCTGTTGCATCTACTATATCGCCTTGAAGCAATCGTTGAATATCGGCACTTGATCCGATATAAAAATTATTTTGCTGATTTTCTACTTGCTTCGTCGCATTCTGTTGTTCAAGAGCTTTCTGTTTTTTATTGAGTTCCATCAACTTATCATTGACGTCTGAAACATTTTTAAGTAAACCTGCTAAGACTTCGTACGCTCTTGGATGCTCGGATTCTCGAGCAACGTCAATCATATTGTCTAAAGCATCTTTACCTTTTTCAATCAATTCATAATATGTTTCTCTTGAATAGTTGTAATCGTTTTCTTGATTACTATCATGGTGCATCACTGTCTCCGTCATAATCTATTCGAGTGAATCCAAAATCGGAATCTCCAAGTATGTTCAAGGATGTTGGGTTAGGTACTACTTGTATCGTATTCAATCTAAGATCTGAATCAGCTAATCCAGCTCCAATATCAAAAACTTTCGCTCTTGCGTCACGAACCACCGCGGACTGGCTAATAGCTCCGTAGAATCTTACTCTCATTTCAAAGTCCATAGTATATATGATAGTTCTACGTGCGCCTAGTTCTCCTTCAAAATCGTCTTGAAAACTCACGCTAGTGATTGCAATAGGAATATCTTCAAGAACATCTGGATAATCAGAGAATGGTTTCAACGTAACAGAATACTGTGGATTAAAAGTTGGTAATATTTGCTCTACGATTTGTAAGGCATCATCCTGAGTTTTTGTATATACGTTTAATTGAAAAGAAATTACATAAGGTACACCAGTAAAAAATTTATTTCTATTATTAGCTGTGGTACCAAACTTAGTGAAATTATTTGTCTTTGATAACTGTCTTTGGTTATCATAAGCGATTGAAGTAATTTCAAACGACATACGTGGAAGCTTAATAGCTACCTTGGTGTTAGTATCGAGATCTGGGTTTTCACGAATACGATCTAAGTATTTTGCTTTTGGTGCGTACGCAAGTGGAACTCTTACCTGAGATACGCTGGCACCGGTATCACGGTTCTTACGAACAACATAAATGTTATTAAACAGCTTGCCAAATATGGCAACCGCCTTTCTAGTTTTCTCGTGATAAAAGTGTGTTCCAAACATTAGCTGTTGTATATCTTCTGCAAGTGAGTTTCAAACTGTTCTACTTTATTTAACCGATCCGGCCAGAGGATATATTCCTTTTCTGGGTTTTTCTTTAAGTTATTTAACAAAGGTACAATAGCATTGTATAATTTATCTATCTTTTCTTGAGTATTCATTTTCTCTGCAGCAACAGTTTCTGTCTGCGCTGCAGCCTTTTGTACAGCCTCGAGTTCATTTTCATCTACGGCTGTAAATCCAAAGTCAAAAAAATCATCCGCCATTTCCACCTCCACCGTTTCCGCCGCCGTTACCTCCTCCGTTACCGCCGCTTCCGTTACCGTTTCCTCCGTTGCCATTACCATTACCGTTGCCATTACCGTTCCCGTTAGTAGGTTGCGGCTCTGGTTTTGATCTACCACCAAAGTATCTTCCAAACCGAACAGGCTTGTAGTCTATGATGACACACATCTTTAAACTTTTACTGTATCTGTAACCCGGAGGACATTTCTTCATTAATCATTCCCCGATGGATCACCAAATGGATTTGACTCACTAAAGTCTAAGAAGTCATCACCAAATGTTCCAAAGTCTGTGTTCTGTTCATTTTGTGATATAGTATTTGTTTGTGTAACAGCAAGCACATTGAGAGACGAGTCACCAATAGCAAGGTTAGTTCTACCGCTAATTAGAAGCTTGTTGGACGCTGAGTCAGTTGTGACAAAGTTGTGGAATAATCCATCGTCAGCACCGACGTGGCCAACATATAGTAAGCTATCACTGTCTGAGTACTTAATTACCTCGCCGCTAACGGTTACACCACTCGTAAGTCCTTGTGAAACTGTTTGTCCAGCAGCAATGTAAATGCTATCTGAATCCAAGGTGAGAATGTACTGATACGCACCTTGTTCTTCAATATCGTCGATTGCTTCGACTCCCGTATCAAAGTC